GTTAGATTTAGAGACATTTATCCTGTATCATTATCTGGCCTAGACTACAATCAACAGGCCAATGATGTAGATTATCTAACTGCTAGCGTAACTTTTTCTTATAAGATATATGAATTTGCAACAAGTCAAGGAAGTAATACAACTGAAACCACCTCGTAAATCATTGACTAAATAATTAAAAGCTGATATAATGGAGATATTATGACATTTGAAGAACTACAACAACTAGCCGAAAAAGACCTAAAAATTAATGATACAGAATTAGATTTAGAGTCTTTAAAAACACCAGCGTTACACAACAAATATTCTAAGTTTCACAATCATTTCTATAACTTGTTGAAAAAAACTGAACAAGATAGAGATAGGTTATTGCGTGAAAAGTGGGAATATTACACAGGTAAATCTGATCCATCTGTATATCAATTAAAACCTTTTAATCTAAAAATCTTAAAACAAGATGTTGATAAGTATTTAAAAGCTGATGAAGACATTATTAAGATTGAACAAAAATTAACTTACGTAACAAGTGTAGTTGATTATTTGGACAAAACGATTCGTATTATTTCTAATCGTACATTTCAAATTAAAAATGCGATAGAATGGCGTAAGTTTACTAGTGGAGTGATTTAGTGCAATTACAAAAAGCTTATATGTATTATAAAAGTGCAATTAAGCCTGAATTGTGTAAAAAAATTATTGATCTAGGAACTAGTAAACTAATTCAAGCTGAAACCATAGATGGTAAAGATGTTCAAAACAAATCTATGACAGTAGCTGCTAATGACTTGATAAAAGAAGAATTAGATCAATTAGGTGTTAAAGAAAAAGCCTATATGAGAAATAGTCAGGTAGCTTGGTTATCAGATAAATGGATATATGATCTAGTAGTTCCTTTTATTAATGACGCAAATAAAAAAGCAGGTTGGAACTGGAAACACGATTATATTGAACAAATACAATTTACAAAGTATGGATTAAATCAATTCTATGGTTGGCACGCAGATGGTAATTCAGACTTTTTAAGTGTATATAAAAATAAACCTAATCCTGAAATGAATGGTAAGGTAAGAAAAATTAGTGTTACTATTAATTTAGTTGATGGTGATGAATATGATGGTGGTGATTTAAAGTTTGACTTTGGTCCACACGCAGGTAAAAGTAGATTTAAGGTGTGTGAAGAAATAAGACCTAAAGGTTCAATCATTGTTTTTCCATCTTTTACATATCATCAAGTAACACCTGTAACAAGAGGTACTCGATATTCTTTAGTGATGTGGGTATTAGGAAGACCGTGGCAATAGATACAAAACAATTTTATAAAGATCACAAGTATGTGGTCATACGAAACTTTATTTCAAAAGAAAAAGCAGATTTTCTTTACGCATATGCTTTGATGAGAGCCAAAAGAGCTGCAACATTTTATCAATCAAATTATAAAGGTTATAGACCAGATATAGATGGTACTTATGACGACAAACAAGCACCAAAGACATATTCTTGTTACGCTGATCCTGCAATGGAAACTTTATTAGATCAAGCAACAATACCTATGAGAGAGATTACTGGTTTACAATTAGAACCTACTTACTCTTATTGGAGATTATATAAACCAGGTGATGTATTAAAAAGACATAAAGATAGACCAAGTTGTGAAGTATCAACAACTTTAATGTTAGGTCATAATGTTAATGATTCTAATTATCGTTGGCCTATGTTTGTTGATGAGACTGGAGGATTTGGTAATAAAGGAACGCCTATATATTTAAATGAAGGCGATATGATAGTTTATAGAGGATGTGAAGTTGAACATTGGAGAGAAAAATTTGAAGGTAATAATCACGCACAAGTCTTTTTACATTTTAATGATGTAAATGGTCCATACAAAGATTATTGTAAGTATGATGCTAGACCTCATTTAGGACTTCCAGTTGAATTTCGCTCTGAAGAAAAAAAGAAATTATTAGCAAAAGTTGATACACAACTTAATGAACAACATTATGTCAAGCGAAATCAAAGTAGAAAAACTTAATTCAGTTTACATACGAATTACAGCTGAAGCTGACATAAGACGAGAGTTGTCAGAATACTTTTCCTTTGAGGTACCTGGTTATAAGTTTACACCACAATATCGTAGTAGAGTTTGGGATGGAAAGATAAGATTATACTCTTATGCTACAGGTCAAATGTATGTAGGATTGTATCCTTATCTAAAAGACTGGTGTAATAAGAAAAATGTAAAAATAGACGAAATCAATGAAATCCTTACGTTTAATACTGTCTCAGCCGCCGATATAGACGGCTTAATCAATTCTTACGACTTATCTATCACACCAAGAGATTATCAAATTGACGCATTTAAATTTGCATTGGAAAATGATAGAGGTTTAATATTGTCGCCTACAGCTTCTGGTAAGTCTTTAATTTCTTATATGTTACTTAGACATTATTTAAATGTAATTGATAATAACATTTTAATTATAGTACCTACTACTTCTTTAGTAGAACAGTTATACAAAGACTTTAAACAATATGGTTATGACGTAGAAAATAATGTTAGTAGAAAATATCACGGTTATGACATTGATGAAAATAAAAGAGTTGTCATATCTACTTGGCAATCGCTTTATAAGTTACCAAAAACTTTTTTTGAAAACTTTGGTGCTGTAATTGGTGATGAAGCACACTTATTTAAAGCCGTATCACTAACAAAGATTATGACTAAACTTGTTGACTGTAAATATCGTATTGGTATGACAGGTACTTTAGATGACAGTAAAACACATAAACTTGTATTACAAGGATTGTTTGGTCAAGTTAACAAAGTTGTAGATACAAAAACACTAATGGATAAAAAACAATTATCTGATTTAAAAATAGTTTGTTTAATTTTAAAACATAATGATGAAGAAGCAAAAAAACTTTATGGTTGTAAGTACCACGAAGAACTAGAGTATTTAGCTACTTCTGAAGCAAGAAATAAATACATAAGAAACTTAGCATTAAACTTACAAGGTAATACTTTGTGTTTGTTTCAATTGGTAGAAAAACACGGAAAGAAACTTTATGAACTCATTAAAAACAAAGCTGAAAACAATAGGGAAATATTTTTTGTCTATGGTGGTGTGGACGCTGAACAACGTGAACAAGTTAGGGCCATTACTGAAAAATCAGATAATGCAATTATCGTTGCCTCGTATGGGACTTTCTCAACTGGGATTAATATTCGGAACTTGCATAACCTTATTTTTGCTAGTCCTTCTAAATCTAGGATAAGAAATTTGCAAAGTATTGGAAGAGGTTTAAGACTTGGTGATAACAAAAACACAGCCACTTTATATGATATTTCAGATGACTTAACTTATAAAGATAAAAAGAATTTTACACTTACACACTTTCAACAAAGAATAAATATTTACAACGAAGAAGGGTTTAACTATGATATTCATAGTGTTAATTTAAAGTAATGACAATACAACCTCTTATCACAAAAATAATCAAACTAGTTTCTGGTGAAGAATTGTGTTGTACTATTCCAACTCAACAACTAAAAGAACCAAGCAATTTATTAAGATTGCAAAGTCCAATGTTAATTAAGTATGTGCCACAAATATCTGAAATTGGTGTTTCTGATTATATTGCTTTAGTTAAATGGATTAGTTTTACAAATGATGAAATAGTTACTATACCTAAAGATAAGATTTTAACAATATGTAACGCCTCAAATGCTTTTGATAAAAGGTATCACGTATTAGTTAAAACTGCTAAATTAATGCAACAGCCACTACCTGATTATATAGAAAAAGATTTAGATGATTCGGAGTTAGATAAACTAGTTGAAGATATTAAAGAAAAAGATAGACTTAAAAAGAAACTAAAAGACTTTGTTGATTTAGCAGAAATGCCTAGTAAGAAGTTACATTAGTAGCTAGGTTTCTGGTGAAGCACCTACATAGGTATTATACACCAGAAAACGAATTTTGTCAATGACCTGTGAAATAAAAAACATAAAAATACAACCGTAAACCATTGACAAAAAACATATATTATAGTATAATATTATTATAGTTTGGAGAAATATAATGAGCAGAAAAAAAAGTGAGCATTACGTAGATAACAAAAAGTTTTTAGAGGCAATGATTGAATATAAAGATCGTTGTAATAAAGCTAAAAAAAGAAATAGAAAAAATCCACCTGTTACAAATTACATTGGAGAATGTTTTTTAAAGATTGCGAATCATCTATCTTATAGGCCTAATTTTATTAATTATACCTTTAGAGATGAAATGATAAGTGATGGTATAGAAAACTGTTTACAGTATTTAAGTAATTTTAATCCTAAAAAATCAAAAAATCCATTTGCATATTTTACGCAAATCATATATTACGCTTTTATAAGAAGAATACAAAAAGAAAAAAAACAAGTTAACATTAAAGTTAAGATAATAGAAGATGCTAATTTAGCAGATTTAGCTGTTCAACCAGGTGATGAAAACAAAGATTACACAAATCAATTTATAGAGTTTTTAAGAAAGAATAGATCAGTAGAAGAAACTCCAAAAACAAATGAAATAAAGATAAAAAAAAGAAAAAGAAAAGAATACAGAACTCCATTAGAAGAACTAATATAATATGAAAATTGCTCTGCTAAATGATACACACTTCGGTGTGAGAAATGACTCTGAAGCTTTTAGAGACTATCAATTAGACTTTTATAATGAAATATTTTTTCCTTATATAAAAGAACATAACATTAAAACACTTATTCACTTAGGTGATGTTGTTGATAGAAGAAAGTTTATTAATCATCAAACAGCTTCTGTTTTTAGAAAAACTTTTTTTGAAAGACTTTGGAAAGAAAAAATTGATACACATATTATTATTGGTAACCACGACACGTATTATAAAAATACAAACGAAATAAACGCTGTAGAAAATCTTTATACTTCTTTTGATGGACAAAACGAACCTTGGATTTATACAAGACCTAAAGTAGTAAACTTTGATGGTACAGATATACTGTTTGTGCCTTGGATATGTGAAGACA